CTGCAAACAAAAACCGGCATCACAATTCCCTGATAGAACAGTATGGACCATAGATCACTTCAAAGGATTGGAGAAGACATCAAAGTCATTACCATCAAGTAGTGATTGGAATGAGGGAGCATTTGCTCTTGGTCACCCTGACTATCAAGCAGGACATATTCCAAAGAACATAGAGGAAGCAAAAGAAAAGTTATCAAGAAGAGATAATATCAAATTGATCCTATCAGATGTTCATGATCTAACAACCCCCAATGATTATGGTATTGGAAAGATTGCATTAGCTAATATTGATGTTGATATCTATGAACCAACAGTATCCTCATTGGAGTTCTTAACCAAGTGTGAATGGACAGAAGTGTTTATTAGATTTGATGACTGGCATGGTAATGAAGTTGAGTATGATGAACACGAAAGACTAGCATTCATTGAATGGATTGAGAAGTATAAATACCAATATGAAATAACTCACGGAGGTTATATTGGTGGAGCATTTGTAAAACGATAATATGAATATAGACCTTAGATTAGGGGACTGCTTGGAGGTCCTAAAAACAATACCAGATAACTCAGTTGATTCAGTTGTAACAGATCCCCCATATCACCTTACCTCAATAGTTAAAAGGTTTGGTAAAGAAGATTCAGCACCAGCACAATTTGGAACTGATGGAGCCTACTCAAGAGCATCAAAAGGATTTATGGGTAAAGAGTGGGATGGTGGAGACATAGCATTCAGGACTGATGTATGGGGAGAGTGTTTAAGAATATTAAAGCCAGGGGGACATCTATTGGCGTTCAGTCATAGTAGAACCTATCACAGAATGGGTGTAGCAATTGAAGACGCAGGGTTTGAGATTAGAGACCAAATTATGTGGGTATATGGTTCAGGGTTTCCCAAGTCACATAACATCGGTAAAGCGATAGATAAGATTGAAGGTAATGAGAGAGAAGTAGTATCTGTAAAACCAAATCATAAGAAGGGTATGGATTTTAGATATGAAAATGATAATAGTGGTTGGTTAGCAAATGATGAAATAATTGAAACCAAAGGTAATAGTGATTGGGAAGGTTGGGGAACAGCACTCAAACCAGCACACGAACCAATAGTGATGGCGAGAAAACCAATCAGTGAGAAATCAATTGCGGAGAATGTATTGAAACACGGAACAGGTGGAATCAATATTGATGGTTCAAGGATTGAAATGAAAGACAAAGAGAACATCAATTTTGATAGACCAAGAGTTAGAGAGAAAAAAGATTGGGTATATGATTTGGGTATGAAATGGGAAGACCCTAACATAAAAGAATATAATGAACAAGGTAGATTTCCTGCTAACATAATCTTTGATGAAGAAGCGGGACAACTATTGGACGAACAGAGTGGGGAAAGAGGAAATGGTTGGAATAAGAATTATGGCAAAGAAGATTATGAAGGATTACAATATTCATCATCAACACAACAATGTATTTTTGGTGGAGGATACAATGGAAAGAATACATACTCAGATAAAGGTGGAGCCAGTCGTTTCTTCTATTGTCCCAAAGCTGCAAAGAAAGACAAAAATGAAGGTGAGGTATCCAATGTTCATCCGACTGTAAAACCAACTGATCTAATGAGATACTTAATCAATTTAGTTACACCCCCAAATGGGACGATTTTAGACCCATTCATGGGAAGTGGATCAACAGGTAAGGCAGCAGTAAGATGTGGTGTTAATTTCATCGGTATTGAGAAAGAACAGGAGTATATGGATATAGCATCAGCACGAATAGAACACGAACAGAATAAACCTACACAACAAAAATTATTTTAATGCCAAAATCACACAAAAGAGGTGGGGAGAAAGCCCACAGAAAAAGAGTTAAAGCCAGAAACGAAAGAATAAAGGCTGATCAAAAGAGATATACCAAAGAGTTCCAAAGGTTGTGGGAAGAATCAATTAAGAAAAAAGAATTAGATGCCAGTAAAGATCAAAACGACACGAGTATTTCAGGACCTTATAACAACGGACAAGAGGATCTGTTGCTTTCAGGGATCAAGTAGAGCATCAAAGACATACAACATCTTGATCTATTGGGTATATGTTTTATTACAAGAGGAGAACAAAGTATTATCCATTGTAAGAAAAACATTACCGGCACTTAAAGGTTCGGTCCTTAGAGATCTAAAACAAATCTTAATTGACTTTGGTGTATATGATGCAGACAAGTGGCACTCTGTTGATGGGTATTATGAGTTGGGGACAAATATGATTGAATGGTTCTCGGTTGATGACGAGACAAAACTACGCGGAAGAAAGAGAGATTACTTATTCATCAATGAAGCAACAGAAGTATCTTATGATGAGTATATTCAATTGGTATTAAGAACATCAGGTAGAATCATATTGGACTTTAACCCCTCGTTATGGAAGTCATGGATATATGATTTGGAAAATGAACCAGATGTGTTCTATACGATCGTAACTTACAAAGACAATCCCTTCTTAGAACAATCACTTATTGATGAAATTGAAAAGTTAAAATTCAGAGATGCTGCAATATGGAAAGTGTTTGGTGAGGGACAGAGGGGAACACCCACAAGAGTTGTATTTAATCATCAACAATATTATTCTGAACTACCAGCATCAGCAAAGTTATTAGGTTATGGATGTGATATTGGATACAATGACCCTAATACATTGGTTGCTGTTTATAAGGACGGAGATTCCATTTATTGTAAGGAATTATTGTATCTGAGGAATACTACCATCTCTGACTTTATCTACAAAATTAAGGACCTTAAAATCAATTTAACAGATGATTTCATTGTTGACTCAGCAGCACCCCAAGCCATATCAGAAATGTCACGATCAGGTATCAATGCAAAACCAGTAAAGAAGGATACCATACTCTCAGGAATAGATCAGATAAAGAGATCCAACTTCTTCATTGATGCTCATTCAAAGAATTTAATGGATGAGGTTAATTCGTATGTATGGAAGATTGACAAGAACGGAAATATACTTGATGAACCTGAGGATAAAAATAATCACTTGTTGGATGCGATCAGATATGTTTTACAGATGAAGGCAATGAGGAACACAGGAGTATTCATTTACTAAAATGGACAAACAAATAAAAATATATTTATAATTAGAACTATGAAAAACAAAATAGAATTCAACGGAAAGAGTTACGAAGTTAAAGAACCAACAATTACAGATTGGTCTAATGTGATGAGATATAAGGACATTCTTGACGAAGAAGAAATGTATTACAAGATACTTGAAGAGTTCACTGGTATGTCTCGTGATGAGATCTTATCACACAATGCCGCAGATATTATAAGAGTTGGAGATGCTGTCCAACAAATAATGTTACAAGAAAACAAGAAATTAAATAGTTCAATCCAACACAAAGATAAAACATACTTATTGGTAGATGTTAACAGAATATCTTTCGGTCAGTTTGTTGATATTGATACCTTCCTAAGAAAAGATGAGAAGTATAGAGTATTAAATCTGAATGAACTCGCAGCATACTTGTATTGTGAAGAGGGTGTAGAATATGGTGTGTCAGATTTCAAAGCTCGTATTGAAGCATTTAAAGATTTGCCGGTGAAGCATGTAGAGTCAGCACTTTTTTTTTTAGCGAATTTAGCCGAGGCGTCGCAAAATCTTACCCAGCTTTATTCCAAGAGCAGGTTGTTATGGAGGATCATGAAGATAAGAATAGCTTTAATGATCATTGGGGATGGTATCACGCAATTAGTTCACTCGCAGAAAACAAAGTTTGGCAGATTGATAATGTGGTTAATCTCACCCTTATTGGGGCTCTCAATCATCTTAGTTACCTTGTGGACCTCAATAAAGAAAAAGAGAAAGAAATAAAAAAGCAGCAACAACAATCCAAGCGTAGATGAGTTTAATTACATCAGGTTTAACCATACAGGTTGATTTTACAAATCAATCATCACTTATAATTGGAGGAGGAACAGGTGTTGCTGTTCTTAGAGCAACCAACCTTGTCAATCCATCATTATTCTTTTCTGGTGTAACAGGAGGTCTATCGCAATACGATTATACAGGATTCCAAAATCCAACAACATTACAATTCTCAGGGGTCAATAGATCAGATGTTGGAACATCAACAAGTGGTGGAACTACATACGGTCTTACAAACAAATTAGGTGATTACGGATCATACCAAGAATATACAACTTGGTTCATGTTCAATAACACAGGAACAACAACTTGTAACTATTTCTCAACAAGTAAGGGAGTAGTTCCATTCACAAACTACTTAGGTGAAACTCCATCCTACAATGATTGGTTTGTTATCAATAATGAAAATATAACAGGTGGAACTCCAAACTCCGTAGAAGTAGTTTCCTATCTTACTACTGGTTCTACAACAATAGGACCTACACAATCTTATACAAATCAATGGGTTGTAGCATCAACAAGAAATTATCAAGTTGGATTGAGTGCGTTCACTGAATTATGGATTAGTGGGACAATGGTTAGTCAATCTGTTACTATTGATACATTAAAAACAATTTCAGATCCTATATTTTGGTTATTGGGTCAGACACCAGGAATTGCGATGACTGAGATCTTAATGTATGATCGTAAGTTATCTGACACAGAAATGTCTGACAACTACAATTACTTTTTAGGAAAGTATTTTGGTATTACACCAGTAACTCCCACCCCCACAGCAACACCCACAACAACACCCACTGTCACACCAACAATACAGGTAACACAAACAAACACACCCACAACTACAAGCACTCCCACAGTAACTCCTACCAATACAGCCACACCATCTACAACACCATCAAACACACCAACGCCAAGTATTACCCCATCGGTATCAGCATCAGCTGTCCCACAAGTTAATATTAACTTCAAGACAATTGCTGATGACTTCTTAAATATGTCAAATTATCACAAACAGATCAATTCATTTGGTTTGGGTAATATTGATGGGATAAGTTATTTAACAACCTCAAGAGACAAAGAAGAAAACCCACATTCACAACCTCCAATATTTCCATTACTATATGTTGTTCCATCAACAGTAACGAATGATCTCCAATATAAAACATGGGAGTTTAATTCTGTTGTAATGGATATTGTTCAAAGAGATTTGAGTGATCAGGTTGATACCCTATCAGATACATTACAAATGTTACAGGATATCATATCTCAATTTAGATTATCAGTAACAGCAGCTGAGGGGTTATACAACAACAAGTATTATATTGATGAGTTTGTTAATTGCACTCCATTTATGGAGGACTATGCCGATATGACAAATGGGTGGAATGGTCTATTGAAATTAAAAACAATGACCCCACTTAATAGATGTGCAGCAGCCTATAACACATGGACTGGCACACCTATTGTTCATGATACAATTAACCTTAAAACATTCCATGATGATTTCAGAACTCTATCTGAATATCACAAACAGATTAATTCATTTGGATTTGGACAACAAGAAGATCTAAGTTTTTGGACCGAGATGAGAGATAAGGTTGAGAACACCCACTTCAACTCACCAATATTTCCATTGTTATATGTTATTCCAAATGAGGTGGAACAGAAGTTCGGATTCATGCAATATAACTTTACACTAATTGTAATGGATATTGTGGAGAGGGATCTAACAAATCAAATTGATGTATTATCTGATACCAACCAAATAATGGATGATATCATTTCTCAATTTAGATTATCTGTAACGAACTCTCTTGGTAATTTCAATGCGAAATATACTATACAAAATCCTGTTATTTGTATTCCATTCATAGAACAATATACAGATCTAACTGCTGGTTGGACAGCACAGATTAGTGTTGAAGTAATGAACTCACTTAACAGATGTGATGCAGCATTTAATAGTTGGTTAACACCAAGTGCCACAGCAACACCAACTGTCACACCAACAACAAGTGTAACTCCTACTAACACTCCAACTGTTACAAACACAAGCACCCCAACAGCAACTCCAACCTGTCCTGTAACAACACAATATTTGGAAGTTAAATTAGAAAACAACGCCAAGTTCAAATTGGTATTATGGAATCAACCTAACTATACAAGTCCTGCAACAGCAAATTGTGATTATACAATTTCAGGAGCAGCATATGGATCACTTGGAACTGTTTATTAT